TTCTTGCGGAAGTACCAAAAAGTGTTGTATAAAAACTGCAAATGAAGTATACAAATATGAAGGTATGTACACTAACCAAGATTGGGAAGACATTAACTAATTAAAACTAAATAGATATGAAAAAATTTAAAACACCTCTTCCATTATGGAGAGAAATGACAAAAGAAAATAAAGAAAACTTTATTGACAATTATATAGAATGGGTAAGAACTGATTGTTCGTCCCCATATTGCGAGATTAGATGGCTCGTAGATCAGTTGTTGCATAGCAAACACGAACTAGATATGATTCAAATTCTGAAAGATACAACAGAATGTTATTATATAGACGATAACAGAATAACAGATTATGTGATATATGATAGGGCAAACAATAGTTTGGTAAAGTTTAAAAGCGGAGACATCGTATTGTATGGCGATAAAAATGAAGCCACAGAAGATTGTTATGGAAATGAGGAGGTAATTCAATTTGATGGATTACCGAAAGACAAACAAAAAGAAATTATTAATCAATTAAATAAATAGAGGGCAATAGGTACTGATTATGAGCGTAAAAATAAATAGTATCTTTGTAATAAAACAATGAAAAAGTATCTTATATCGTCTGAACTAAGCATGAATAACTTTACTAATAATATAGAATTAGTAAGAAATAGTATGCAAGTGATAGACGCAAAAGAAAACCCTATAACAGATATTCAAGAAAACTTAAATGATTATGTGTTTGCAATAGCTAAGGTAAATGCTAATACTTTAGTTAATATCCCACCTATTGATTGGGATAATAATGAGTTGTTTGTAAAAAATGCTTTTATAAAATTAAGAAGATCGGATATATCGGGCTATGTTATACATTACGATAATTGTTCTGAAATATGGTATGACGATCATGGTAGTGATATGAGAGTATGTGTAAAAGCAATAGAATTAAAAAACAATGAATGTGTAGTTGTTTCACCTATGATGACAAATGAGTTGTATGCTTTTAATGACTTAGCGTCAATGAATTTATTAAATAATTTATGGGACGTTACTCAGTTGTATGAAGAAGACAAGTTTAAAGAACTAGGATTTTTTATAGACAACAAGAATTATTATGAATTAGATTCTGATGAATATAATAATCATATGTCTAAACTTTGGGGTTACGAGTACGAAAGGCAAGTGAATAATATAGACAATACATATGTATATGAAAACGCAACATATAATTCTATAAAAGCGTTTACAAAAGAAAGAGAGATGAGGTTTAATATTGGTATGTTTCCTGTTTCTTATTTTTTCACACAAAAAAAATTAGATTATAATGATTATGATATGAAAACAGGAGATTTAATTACTTATACAAACAAACAATTTATAGACGGAGAACATAAAGAACAAGCATTATTAGTAATGGTTGTTAGATCTGAAGATGATCTTCAGGACTTTTTTTCAACAAAACTTTGAATTAATCAAAAATTATTGTATTATTACACTCTAATTAAACTAAATTTAAAATGGATAAATTAACACCTCAAGAAGAAAGAGAGTATAATCATCTAAGACGCAAGTTATTTGATAAGAAATCTTTTATTGAAATGGACTTTGTTTCTAATCAATTATTACTTAATAGGTATAACGAATTAGCAAACAAAAAAACAAAAAGCGTATTAACGAAAACTTGTTAGTGTGTATGGGGGGAGTAGCGAGTGATCACGGAATGATAACTAAATTTTGCTGTTATCCTCCCCCCTTTATTTTTGGAAGTTAATGTTAGGCGAAATCAACAACGTAATAAGAAACTGTATGGCGTGTTTCTTTCTTTCTAAAATAGGTTTGGGTGGTTTAACGGCAGGATAAAGCAAAAAGTATGTACTTGATACTAGAACCACACCTGCCCAACCTTTTTTATTAACTTAATAATTTAAAAATGGATAAAAAAAATATAAACAGAGTTGTAGATTACAAGTATCCTGTACTTGACTATACCTCTTGGAGTAATTATGTAGCTGAAACATATGAGCAATTAAGAGTAAAAAATTTACAGAAGAAAATTAAAAAGCAGAAAGCACAAATAAAAGAAAACGTAATTCAATTCTGTACAAGATAATGGGAGCAGAAATGGTAAGCAGATGTTGTGGCGATACTTTTGAAGAAGTAGAGACTATTGAGGATTGGAACGAAACTCATATTTGTTCTGATTGCGGAAACTATTGTGATACTATTACCGATTATGATTATAGGGAATTAGCTAGATACGATAGAGACGAAGCTATGGAAGATGAACGAAGAGCGATGAGATCATGAAAGAAATTCACGACATGATCTTAAAAGAAAAGATGAAGGATAAACCAAACAAAAGGTTTATTCAATGGTTACAAAAGTTAAATCAAGACATCTTAAAACGAATTATAATTAACAGTTATAAGGGGAGGGAATAATCCCATTAATTAACGGGTACTGCCCATATATTAAATGTTTGCCCTTTATATTAAGGGGGTAGTTATAAAGGCGATTTTGCCGTAACAGTTAATACTATTAGCTACTCCCTTTTAAATTAAATTAAATTAAATGAAGAGACTATCTCAGTATTTAGTAAACAAACTAAGAGAAGAACAACACCTAAGAAACTACAATAAAGCCAATAGACTAGACTCTATTGAAATGAATAATTATTTCAAAGAGTGCGATAAGATAGAAATAAAAGGTAGATTTGTATCTGCGTGTAAATACGCATTACCTATACCCGAAAAGGTTATTATCAAAAATGATATGAGTAAGTATAAATTAAATAAACAATTAACAGAAGAATTTATAAATAGATATGAAAGAAATAAGAAAAACTCCAAACTACTATATAGGAAAAAATGAGTATGAAGCCATTGAGGTTATATACGGATTTTCCTGTTCATACAATGTAGGTAACGCTGTTACCTATCTTTTAAGAGCTGGCAAAAAAGAAGAGGAAGGTATGACTCAACTAGCCAAACATATAGAGGATATAGAGAAAGCAATACACCATTTACAAAAGGAAGTAAAATTTCTTCATATTGACGATCTAATGAAAAAAGGAATGAGTTATAAGAAGGCAAAAGAAACAATAGAAAAAATTAATCAATTAAAAAAAGAAAATGAAAAGAGAAATATTTGATAGATATGCTACTGCAATAGCAGATAGGTTTCATCTTACTTTAGATGAAATGTTTAGTAAAACTAAAAAGAGAGAGATAGTAGACGCAAGACAAATGCTTTACTTCTTATCAAGAGAACGTCCTATTAGAATATCGTACATACAAAAATTTATGGAAGACAATGGGCATATCGTAACTCATTCAACTATTATTCATGGTTATAATAAAGCAAAAGAATCTGTAGATAAAGATCAAGACTATGCTGATGTTATAAATCAAATTAAAAATGTATAATATATCTGACATATATAATCAAGCTAAATGTGATGACGCTATGAAAATAGTTAGGCATGACAATATAAGTTATATTAATGTTGGCGTTAAGATAAGTAAGTTTCCAAGTAAAACTGAGATACTAAACTGTTCTCGCAACGGAGATTACTTTCAAGAAATTTCAACAGATGAGTATAATATGTTTTATAGTAACGGCTGGGAAGCTGGTTGTGTAATATTAGCGATATCTAATTGTGTTAGAAAGCTAAAGATGATACAACAAAAAATGCAAGAAGAAGTAAACTCAAGAAAGAACGATAAGTTTATCAAAAATCTAAAAACAAAACGGGAGTTTGTTATGAAAAGATATTCTTATTATACCCAAAAACTAATTAAACTAAAAAATCATGACAAAATTAAAGACAGTTAATATTAAAGGTAAGGAGTACGTTGAGGTAAATACTAGACTAAAGTTTTTTAGAGAGGTTTATCCAGAGTATACCTTAGATACAGAAATTATAGAAATTACTGAAGATACAATTACTATGAAAGCTATTATATTGAACGAAGAAGGGCGTTTAATAGCTAGTGGTACTGCAAAAGAAAGAAGCGGATCTTCGTTTATAAATAAAACCTCTTATGTAGAAAATTGCGAAACATCTGCATGGGGTAGGGCGTTAGGAAATTTTGGAATAGGATTAGATACTGCTGTTGCCTCTGCTGACGAAGTATCAAATGCAATACTTAATGAAAAGCCAAAACCTAAAACACCACCTAAACCAACGAGAATTGAATTAATGGTAGATGATGATAATTGGGGTAAGGTATTAGGTTATATGGCTGATAATAAAGCACTTGGATTAGATAAGTTAGTAAAAAACTTAGAGAAAAAATACAATATCAGATCAACTGTTAAGAAGGAATTATCAAAACATCTTAAGTAATGAAAATACCTTTTAATTACAATGAAAAAGTAATTTCTGAAATTCAGGAAAAACTGAAAGACGACAGTAAATACTATGGTGAGTATGGAAGACAATGGTTATCAAATTCTGACATAAGACATTTGCTTAATGATCCTAGAAAATTTAGACAACCACAGGAAGAAACAAAAGCTATGTTAGAGGGAAGATTCTTTCATACTGCTATGTTAGAAAAAGATAAGCTAGACAATTTTACATTGCTAGATGTATCTAGTCGCAATACAAAAGCATACAAAGAATATTATGCAGAACACAATAAGATGGCTTTGCTTACTCAAGAAGCTCACAACATATTAGATGTTGTAGACGCAATGAAATTAAATGTAGAAATGTATGAGTCTATATATGATGAGGGGAATAAGTATGAAGTGCCTATGGTTAAAACAATAATGGGATTAGATTGGAAGGGTAAAGCAGATATAGTTTGTCAAGATAAATTAATTGATCTAAAAACTACCTCTGATATAAACAAGTTTAAATATAGTGCTAGAAAATATAACTATGATAGTCAAGCATATATTTATCAAGAATTGTTTGGCTTACCTTTAGAATTCTATGTTGTGGACAAGTCTACATTTCAGTTAGGAATATTTAAACCAACTGAAGAGTTCTTAGAAAAAGGTAGAGAAAAAGTAGAGGACGCAGTTTTTATATACAATACATTTTTTTCTGAAAATGCTGTTGAAGATATTAATCAAATTATAATACATGAAACATTATAGAAATCTTAGATGGCATAGAAAATTATATTTTTTCCTTAGAGTATTATTTAAAACAATTAAATTTTATTTGTCAAAACTATCATGGAAAAGAGAGATATTTATAGTAGAAGTTCCAACTACTATGAAAAGCGAACAGGATAAGCAAAAACTTATGTCTGACGTTTTAGAAATTTTGGAGCATGAAATTAAAATACATTAAAATGGATGATAAAAAAATTTTTGTAGGTAATGGCGTAGAGAAGTTTGACGGCAACCTAATATCTTGCAGTTTATGTTTAAGTGATCTTCCTTCTGAACACATATTTGAGTATAATGAAAAGAAATATATTAAATTAAATGTACAGAAGAAAAAGCAAGCTGATGAGTACGGCAAGACTCATTATGTTGCTGTAGATACATGGAAGCCCGAACCTAAAAAAGAACAGGTTCAGCAAGAAGAAGACTTGCCTTTCTAATAATTGTTAGGGGGACGCAAGTCCCCCTTTTTTTTAATATAATATAATGGAGATAACAATATTTAAAGACATAAAAAACACATCTCAGCCTTTTTATAGAAACGTAGAAATAGTATTGACAAGAATAGAACA